GGAACCGATATTCCGACAGCGGAGGGGACAGAATGAGCAAGCGATACGAAAAAGTATTGTTTTATTACACGCACAATCTATGGACGTTAGAAATGGTGCGGAATGCGGTAGTCAAGGAATGGATTACAAAGGAGCAATACAAAGAAATAACAGGAGAGGAATATGCCGAATAAATGGAAGCTCAATTACTAACTACTTTGCAGACAATATTATCTATTGCAGGAGGGTTAACCATTTTGGCAGGAGGAATAGGAGTAATTGTTAAAATGGGAGATCCTTACAAGAAAGTGAAAGAGAAGGTCGATAAACATGAACAATATTTAGATAATGATAATAAACGATTAGTTGAAATAGAAAAGAATGATAAGATTATATGCCAAATATTATTGGCAATGCTGAATCATATGATTAGCGGAAATGATGTAGACGAATTAAAGAAAGAACGAGATGAATTGCAAGAATATCTCTGCAATAAATAAAAGGAGTATAAAATGGAAAATGTAAGTAAAGCAGATATTATAGTAGCGTATAAGAATATCCCTTATAATATTATTGCTAAAGATTTAAAGTCAATGTCAAAGGATAGTTATGATAATGAGATTGCAGAGATTGAGGAACTGTATCGGAATTATGATGAAGGTGCAGACTTTATCACTGAAGGATCGCAAGGAGATTATATTCCTTCAGATTTGAAATATAAGAAGGCATCGAGCATTATCAATAAAGAAGCAAGATTCATGTTTTCTAATCCACCTGATTTTAATGTGAATCCTGATGGCATGGACACAAGTGAGAAATCAAAAGATAATAACACAGTTATTCAGGACTTTCTTGATAGAGTATTGAAGGCAAATAATTTTAGTTTAAATTTAATGAAAGCATGCAAGGATTGCTTTATTGGTAAAAGGATTGCTTGTGTATTAAACTTCAGTGAAGATTCAGGTATAACAATTACGTTCTTAAATTCATTGCAGTTTATTTATGATCTTGCGGACGATGGAAGTAATAGGCTAAACAAGATTGTTACTTTCTATAATATGGTAGATACAGACTTAAGGGCAGACCAGAGATACTTTAAAAAGACATATGAAATGGAAAATGGATTTTGTTATGCAACGGATGAAGTGTATGACGGCTTAGGAACTTTGGTTGAAACAATAACTCCGAGGATCAAGACAGCATTTGATAAGATTCCTGCTGTTGTAATTTTAAATGATGGATTGATTGGTGACTTTAAAGGAAAATCAGAATTAAATTATCTGGTTGGTTATGAAGAAAGATATTCAAAGTTAGCAAATGCAGATATTGATGCAGAACGCAAGAGCATGAATCCTATCAGATGGACTGTAGATGCCGATCCGAATAGTACAAAGGAATTGTCGATTGCTCCTGGTGCATTTTGGGATATCAAATCTGACGAAGGAATGGCAGAAAATCACAATGCATCTGTAGGTATGATGGAATCAAATATGTCATATTCAAATGCATTAAAGGAAACGTTAGATAGAGTAGAGAATTCAATGTTCGCTCAAGTAGATGTTCCTAATATTGATAGTGAAAAGCTTCAAGGAGTAATCACGTCTGGGAAAACTCTTAAAGCTTTATACTGGGGCTTGTCAGTAAGATGCGATGAAAAGATGCTTACTTGGGCAGGTGCTCTTGAGTATCTAGCAAAGATGATTATTGAGGGCGGGAAACTTTACCCTAACATTGCAAAGATTTATATTAGTGATAAAATTCCGACCGATTATTATTACGAGATATTTGTTGAAAATAATTATCCGCTTCCCGAGGATGAACAAGAAGAAAAGCAGATGGATATTTCAGAGATCACTGCTCAAGCAATGTCAAGGAAATTCTATATGAAGAAGTGGAGAAAGCTGACAGACAAGGAAGCTGATGAAGAATTAAGGCAGATCCTCATGGAGAAACAGTTACTGGAAGATTCCTACGTTCCCACAGATGAAGAATTACAGACTGATAATATAAATAATCAATCAGATAGTCAAAGTGCCTCAGATGTCACTGTAGAGCTTCAGGGAGGTACCTCGGAGAATCAAGATAATGCTCAGGAAGATTCAAGTGGAACAGATCAAGGAAATATTGAAAATAATGTGCAATAAGTATTTACATTTATATGGTTATATGATATAATATATATGGTTAATTATATAGTCTTGAGGTATTAAGATGATAGTTAATGTTTATGCAGGTGCAATAAAAGCAAGGGAAGCTTTAACGGCAGAACAAGCAAAGAAATTAAAAGACATGTATGCCCAGATTGCTAAGGACATAAAGAAAGAATCAGATAAGCTATCAATCAGATCAAATGTTTCTTCCGTTATGAGAAAGCAATATCTTGATGGATTAAGCAAGCAAGTAAATGAAGAATTTGAGTATTACAGTAAAAAGCAAAATGAATTAATAAAAGGATCAATGACCAAAGTAGCAACAGAAGTTGTAAAAGATGGGAATAAATTTCTCGGCAAGATAGGAATTGATTTAGCAGGTGCATATTCATATATTCCGAGAAATGTTGTAGAGGATGTATCGACAGGCAGATTGTATAAAGGCAAATGGACTTTAAGCAGTGCAATATGGGGAAATACAAAAAAGAATATCAGTGATGTAGACAACATAGTTGCTAAAGGAATTGCCGATAATAAATCTGCCTTAGAAATTGCAAAAGATTTAGAGAAGTATGTGAATCCTGCCGTAAGGAAATCATGGGATTGGGCGAAGGTTTATCCCGGTTCAAGTATTAAGATTGATTACAATGCTCAAAGGCTAGCAAGAACGATGGTATCACATGCTTATGAAGAATCATTTGTAAGAGATACATATTATAATCCATTCTTTACTTATTACAAATGGCTTACAAGCGGAACAGACAGAGTTTGTGAGATTTGTCATATGAGGGAAACAGAAGGTCATGGAGTGATAGTAAATGGTGTAGAAATGCCCGGATATTATAACAAAGATGAACTTCCTTTGGATCACCCAAATGGTATGTGTACATTCGTAATAGAAACAGAATATGATTATAGTTCAGCAAATGATAGATTAGCAAAATGGGTATATGGTGCAGATGATCCAGAACTTGACAAATTTGCACAAAGTTTAGGATATGAAACAGAAAAAGTAAAAGAAAGCGTGATAATAAAATGATAAAAGAAAAAGATAAAAAGCAGGTTGTATATGTTCAATGTGATAAATGCAAGAATAAAATGAATTTAAGTAAAATGAAATTGCAGACAAAACTTATTACATTGAATAATGAAAGCAATGTAGAAGTTTTATATTGGAGATGTAAAAATTGTGGTCAGATTTATCTTGTGGTCGTAAAGACTGCAAAGATGAAAGAATTTTTAAATACTTATGATAAAGCATTGGATCAGTTAAAAATAAGCAGAATAAAAAATTCTGTTGACATAGATAAAAAGCTATACAATGCAAATATTATCAAAAGAGCAATGGATGAGTATCAGCATTCTTTGAAAGATCAGTATTCAGATGAAATCATAAAACTATTATAACTAGTCACCATGACTATAACTGGAAAGGAGAAAAATCAAAATGGAAAATGAAGAGCAGACCACCGGAACACAGGAAGCAGAAAACACAAATGCAGAGGGTGGAGAAACAAGCGAAAATGAAAATGAGGACCAGACCCAAAATAATTCTGGAAGTGAAAAGACTTTTACTCAGAAAGATATGTCAGCTACAGCAGCCAGAGAAAAGTCACAGGGCAAAAAGAGCATTCTTAAATTATTCGGTGTAAAGGATGAAGAGTCGGCTAAATCTGAAGCTGAAGAATTTAAGAAATGGAGAGCTAAAAATCAGACAGCAGAACAGAAGCTTAATGAACAGACAGAGACAGTCAAGGATGCAGAAAGCAGAGCAAAGGCTGCGGAAAGCAGAGCAAAGGCTGCGGAAAATAAACTTTCTTGTGTTATGGCTGGTGTAAATAAGGAAAGCATTGATGATGCTCTTGCTATTGCTACTTTGAAAGTAACAGACGACAAGGATCTGGATGCGGTACTCGAAGAAATGAAGAATGAAGCAAAGTATAAAGGATTCTTTGATGATTCAGAAGAGGAAGAAGATTCATCAAAGAAGGGAACAGGCAGAACTCCTGGAAATGTTGATAAGACAAAAGATAATGCTAACGATAGCATCGCCAAAAGACTTGCATTAAACGTAACAAAGAATAAAGAAACTAAAAGTTCGTATTTTAAACATTCATAAATTGAAAGGAGATAAAGCAAATGCTGAATCAGACAGGCGTAACAATTAAAAGTGGAGTGACTCCTAGTGATATTCTTGTAGATGATAAAAATTCTACTGCTATTTCCTGTAGAGTAGGAAATGATGGGATTACAGAAGTTGACGAAGATGGCAACAAAGTAATTTATGCAGGTACTCCTCTTGCTGGTAATCTTGCAGCAATTGGTTCTACAAAGTTTACGGCAGTTCTTGCAGATGCAAATGCAGCTACAGCAGTTGGTGTAGTTCGCCATGACATTGTGTTCAAGGGAGCTGCTACAGAAGCAAATGATGCAATCGTAATTGTTGGTGTTATTGATGAAAACCAGCTCGACTCTACTGTTCAGACGATTCTTACTGACACGATGAAGAAAGCTATTCCGTCGATCAAATTCATTAAAATGTAAAATGTAATAAGGAGGAAAAATAAAATGGCAAGAAAAAATACAGTTTTTGATCTTGTAACTGCTAATGAAATTACTGCATACTGGGAAACACTTGCTCAGGACAGAACTCCGTACCTCGGTGATGAACTATTTACACCGAAGCAGAAACTTGGACTGAAGCTTGAATTTATTAAGGGTTCACAGGGACTTCCGATCGTCCTGAAACCGTCTGCATATGATGTGGCTGCCCTTAAGCGCAAGAGAATCGGTTTCCAGACTGTAGAATCACAGATGCCATTCTTCAAAGAATCACAGGGAATCAATGAAGAGCTTAGACAGCAGCTTAATATGGTTCTTGAAACAGGTAATGCTGCTTATATTGATGCAGTTATGAACCGCATATTTGATGATCAGATGAGTCTGCTTGAAGGCGCTTCTGCACAGCGTGAACGTATGAAGATGATGTTGCTCACTACAGGTATGATCGACATTGTTGCAAATGGTCAGAATTATTCCTATGATTATGGTATGCCTGCAACTCATAAGTCTACGGTTGCAAAGTCTTGGAGTGATCCTTCTGCTGATATTATTTCTGATATCAAGACGTGGCAGGATAAGGTTGAAGATGATACTGGTGTAAGACCGACAAGAGCTACATGCTCACGTAAGACTTGGGGATATTTCCTTATTAATACAGGTATTAGAAATGCAATCTGGGGCAATAGTGCTTCTGCTCCGGTAACAGATACAAGAGTTCAGCAGTACATCATGAGTGAGCTCGATCTTGAAGTTGCAGTTTATACAAAGAGATTTATTGATGAAACTGGTGCGACTCAGAAGTTCGTTGATGATGATGTATTTGTTCTGTTCCCGACAGGCACACTCGGCAGTGGCTGGTTTGGTACGACCCCTGAGCAGTCTGACCTTCTTGCAGGTTCTACGGCAAATGTGTCTATTACAGATACAGGTGTTGCGGTAACCACAACAAAGAATACAGATCCTGTTACTGTTGATACAAAGGTAAGCATGATTTATCTTCCGTCCTTTGAGACGATCGACCAGATTTATATTGCTGATGTATCTGTATAAAAAGGGGTGAATAAATATTATGGTTAAAGTAAAAAGAAATGAAAAGATCATGGAAGTTCCCAATTCAGTTTTTGAGAATAAAATGAAAGCAAATGGTTGGGAACTTGTAACAGGAAAAGAAAGCAAGAAATCTGTTGAAGCAAATGAAACTGTTGAAAATGAAAGCAGTCCTGCTGACGAAAGCTTTTCGGATGAAGAGTGGGAAGAAGCAGAAAGTGATGTCGAAGAAAAACCGCTTTCGATGCTTTCAACAGAAGAGCTCAAGGAACTTGCAGATAAAAAGGGAATTGATATTTCTGGTTTAAAGTCTGACAAGCAGATCAGAGAGGCAATCAGGAAAGCTGATAAGCAGTAAACATTGGAGGGTAGTATCATGGCTATATCGGATCAGGTTACGGAATTGAAAATAATATTACGAGAGGAGAGTTGTTCTTTCTTTTCTGACACTGAATTACAATATTATTTAAAACTTAATAATTATGATTTGAACAGCACTGCATATCAATGCCTGCAAATAAAGGCAGAAGATACTACCCTCAATGTTAGTGGATTAAGTTGTGCAGACACTTCAAAATATTTTAGAAGATTGTCTCAGAAATATGTTAGCCATAATTCAGGGACTCTAGTTGGAGGGTAAATAAATGCAGGTATCATTATTTATGGTTAATAAGATTAAAAGACAGATTGCAATAAATGGAAATGATTTTACTTTTAGCCATGAGGAAGTGGATAAGTATCATAATAAGACTGGAGTAACAAAGCTTACAGCTTTAAAAGGTGTTTTTCATCAGTCCACTTCCTATATGCAAAAGAGTTCAGATGATGGTTCGGTAACAACACAAAAGCCAAGCCCCATGATTTTATGTTTGTATGAAGATGCAAAGAATATAAGCAAGAATGACGAATTATCTTATAACGGCCATAATTTATTTGTAACTGGAATTGAAGATATTTTAGACTTAAATCAGATTGCTCAAATATCTTTAGAGGAAATAAAAAATGGCTAATGGATTTACAATGGATGTGTCTAGCATATCAAATAAATTAGGTGATATTGGCAAGAGATTTGATGCAGCAATGCAAATGAAATGCAGTACAGCTGCAAATCAGTTAGAATCATATGCCAAAGAGAATAGACCATGGACTGACAGAACGGGGCATGCTAGACAAAGATTGAAAGGATCCTTTGGAAGTGAAGGCCAAAATAATTATAGAATTGTTTTAGCCCAATGTGTTGATTACGGTTTATGGCTTGAACTTGCACACGAAAAGAAATATGCAATAGTTGAACCAACAATAAGATTGCAGTCACAGGAAATTTTTAATGACTTTCAAGATTTTTTTAGTAAGTTGCAATGAAAGGAAATATTATGGCAGATAGTGTATGGGATATTGTTCAAAAAACTTTGGTAGATAATGGGATTGATACATATGCACCTGCCCAAAAAAGTGGAGATTGCACTTCCCCTTATGCAGTATTGAAATATGATGGAGGTGCACAAGCAAAACAATTTTCGAGTGAATATCAATATTATACTTTACTTTGTTATGTACCTAGGGATGAGTATAATAAGTTGAAACCATTTGTAAATCAGTGCAAAGAGATTATGACAAATGAACCAATATTCCCAATGCTTATGCCGACAGGTACAGAAACACCTTCATTCTTTGATGATACATATAATGCTCATATGGTAAGTGTTCAATATAGAAATAATGTTCGTAACATACATTTGTAAAAGGAGGAAAGACAAATAATGAATAAAGGAACTGAAGTAAGTACGATTGATGTTGTTCTTGTTACAGTAACAACGTCCGGAGAAACTCCTAAAGAGATTGGACTTAATACATCAAATAAAATTGAAGTTACGCTTTCTACAGAAACTACTGATGCGGTAAAGAATATCGTGAAGGGTGTACTTCTTGCTCAGAAGCCCTCACAGGTTACTGTTACAGGAAATGAGATCAAACTCACTGATAATGTATTCAATCCTGAGCTTGTGAAGATCCTTCAGGGTGGTACGATTACTTATTGGCAGGATGCAGAAAAGAAAACTTCTGGTGAAACAGCTACAGCATTTGGTGTTGCTGGATATAAACCTCCAGTAGCTGGTTCCACAGAAAAGGGAGAAATCTTTTCACTGTCCGCATATTCGGCAATTTATAATGCCGCAGGAATCATTACAGGATATGAGAAAATTTCCTACCCGAATTGTCAGGGACAGCCTGTATC